TTGCATACAAATAGAGCGTGGAAAATAAAAGGTAATGGTGGAAAATTACATAACTTAAATTCACATCGTTTTTTTATTGATCATCAATGTGCCTCGTGTGGATGGTCATTTGAAGATATTCCTGATAGATCATCTATCAAAACATTAGATGATTATAAAGTATTTTGGCATAAACAGATAAAAGAAAAACATTGGAAAAAGAAATGGAATAATCAAGGTGTTCATCAACTATTTGATAATATTAAAAAAGGTGATTTTCTTTGGACAAGAGATTCAGGAGAGTATTTTGTCGCAGAGATTACAGATGATCCTAAAAATCTATTTTACTTTGATACTAGCCTTGAAGCTACTGATAATGATTGTTCTGCACAACTAAAAAATATCGAATGGGTTAAAGTAGGAAAAGAAGACAGTGTACCTGGATCCGTTTCGTTTTATCCCGGTTTTGGATCTTTAGTTCGCATAGATAGCCATGAAGAAACAATTAATCAAGCATGCCCTTATACACCAACTAGCCTTTTTTCAGCTCTTTGCTTAAAACCATCACAGAACTTGATGAAGAAACACAAAATTACCAATAAAATGGAGTTTTTTCACTTAATCGGCTATGCCGCTGCAGAAGACTTGGTTGCCCTGTGGCTTTATGATCGTTTTGGATATGTTACTATTCCGTCAACTAACAAAATCAGTACCGAAAAATATGAATTTGCATTGGTAGATACTTCTATTGATGATAGTGGAAAATATATAAATCATAAAAAAATATATATACAAGTTAAAAACGGTAACGTTAATTTAAACACTAATGACTATAGTTCATTACTTTTAGAAAATGAAGAAATATGGCTAATTTCTACGCTGGGGACAATTGACAACAAAAAATCATCAAGCCGCATAGAACGTTTGTTCAGAAAAAGCTCAAATATATCGATTGAAAAATACGATATAAATGAATTGTTAAACTTCGTTTTTGACAAAAATAAACAAAAAATTTTGCCAACCAGCATAACTCAGTGGATCCCTTTATTTCTATAGAAAACTAATTTTCTAAAAGTCATTATCCTATCCCCGTTATATTTATTCAATCCCCTATATTTAGTAGATACTTATGGATAATAAACACTTAACAAAACAAAAAGCCACCCACCTCCTAAGAGATGAGTGGCCCTTTTCATACTTATAGTAAACGCAACTTGGGTTCACTAACTGCCATTTTATTGTTTAACTTGATTCCAAGAGAGCACTCTAGTTCATCAAATGGTAATTTTAATTCTGAAAGTAAATCAGCTTCTGACATGATGCCGTTATCAACAATCATTCTGAACACCTTTTGGAAAAGTGTAGGTTCTTCCACCTTCAACATATCATCAAGAGGCTCAACTCTTCTCCACTTATTCCATGAGATTCTTTTGTTTAGATAGAGTTTCTGATCGTCATTGATTAAATGAAGTTGATACGTCTTATACACCATAGACTGTATTGATGTCTTCCAATACTTTTTCATCTTTACATAATATTCCAACGAGGTTGAAAGCAAACTTTCGGTAAATGCCTCATCTGGCATCAAAAAAGTTGATGCAAAAAGATTAGCTTGTCGTTCAATCGTATTTTTTAACTGCTGGGTAGTAAAATCATGTATGCTTTCAACTCCTGCATGCAAGACCAAGTGTCCCAGCTCGTGAGCCACATTAAATCTTCGTCTAACCGATGATTCACCATTATCGGTTAGCATGATGAAAGGCCTACCCCCAATCACTTCAGAGACAGCATCCAGTTTATCATTGGTCATGTTTGTTTTTACAACGATGATTCCGTGCACTTCTGCAGTTCTAATCACATCATCGACCGGTGTGCTAGTTCCTAATCCCCAACGCTCACGTATTTGCATTGCCATCGATTTTACAATTTCATCAGTCATTTCCCTCACATTCATATCTAGAGGCTCAGGTATATCAACTTTAGGAAAATTAACATAGCGACTTAACACCGAATAAATATCATTTTGAAATGATAGACGAACACTTTGCATATCACGCGCCCGTTTTGTCGCAGCACTTTGACTACGGAAAAAAGTCGCTCCATGTAAATTGCTGGCCTGCCCAGATGAAAAATAGCTTTTTGGAAAATTAAGATTAGATATAAGCTTCACTAGATAGTTCCCACTTGGAATCGTTTTACCCAACTCATAATTGGAAATCATTTGTCTTGATATTCCTGTTTCCTTCGCTAAAACTGTCATAGTTTTTCCACGAGCAATCCGAGCCCGTCTTAGCTGAACTGGATTAAACCGAGTATTCTCCATTTTTTCCATCCTCCAATAGTTTCTTGGACATAGATGTGAGGCTAAGGTCTAATTTATCAGCTGCTTTAGTCTGCTCTGCACTAGAAATAACCATTGGAGCATGCAATATGCTAACTTGACCAATCCATTTTCCAGTGTCTACATCCGGCAAACCAAGCTCGATGTAATCCAGTCCATAGTCTCTCCCACCATATGTTAACAAAAGAAAGGTCGGTGCATTAATGTCAACTTGACTATTTAATGGATCATTAGGATCATCGAAAAGACTAATTTGTTGATTCATAAGTCCAAGCTTCTGCCGATATAATGCTTTGCGCGGGATAGCTTTTGGACCTCGCGTTTTCACTGGGCTTATAACTGCTCCCTTTACTTTAAGAGAGAGATAGGTATGCCCGTTAGAATATTTACTAGAAGTACCACTTAGGATATCTCCATCGATTAAGCCTTCTCTTACTGCCCACTTCATACTATAGTCAACGAAGCTATGACGTAAATACCCATATGAGTTTCTAAAATCGTTCTCTTTCAGAACCGGGTTACCACTAATGAACTCATTAAATGCCTTTGAGGCGTGCTTAATTGTCATCGACATAACGCCGGATAACTTTGGATCACATTGGCTTTTCAATAGGCCTTCAAGTTGATACATATTGCTTTCCTCCTTTACCTCACACATGCTATGTTAATAGTTTGCCATTTTATTAAAAAAATGTCAACATCAAAAAAAGCGCCCACCCCGTTAGGAGTGAGCGCCTTCGTGTGTTACTTGATAAAACTGTTAATCTTCTTGTTTCCACTGATATAGTATCCGTTAGCCAGTTGGATTCGAGTTGTGTCCCCGTACTTGACGATCTTAGCAACATCAAACTCAGTCCCAGCTGGTTGCCAGTCGACAACATGCTTAAGGGCCTTATCCTTGTACCGGTGAGTACCGCGTACAGACTTTACTCGTTTGACACCGCCATCAACAGAATAGTATAAGCGATTAACGTTGGCTTGGTTAGACGTGATGTAATAGCCGTTTGCCAACTGGAACCGGGTAATTTTGCCGTAGTTAATCACTTTGGCGATCGCAAATACTGTGCTGGCCGGGAAGTTGTCTACTTTGTGCTTGAAGGCAACGTCCTTGTAGCGATTAATCGGCGTCCGGGCGTAGATCATCTTAGGATTGTACCGGTAGTAGATGGCCTTCTTCGGCTTAGCTGCCTTAGTGGCTGTCCCATAGTAGTAGTTTGAGTACATCTGGGACACATCGAACGTCCCATAGCAACCTGGGAAGTGCATGCTTGACGTCCATTGCCAGCCATTATATCCGGTATAAAGCTTAAACCCGGACGGGTTATAAGGATAGTTAGCCACCCAACCACCACGGCCAGAGTTGTTTAAAGGTACCGAATTAATCCAACTACCCATCGTATAGACGTCCGTTTTGGGATAGCCCATGCGATGAACTTCGTTAATCCAAGCTTTAACGATTTTAGAGTTCTGATTCCAACCAGAGTTGGTGGTTTCAAAATCAAGTACGATCACACTGTTCTTGCCCAATCCTGCCTTAAACGCACTTCGGGCTGCCATCTGAGCTTCGGACTTAGCCCCAGCTACCGTCGTAAATCGGGCAAAGTGATAACCGTTGACGTGTAGACCAGCAGTAATCGCGTTACGAATGCTTGGCTTGGCCGTTTGGTCAGTGAAGTACGTGCCCTCGGATAGCTTAGCTATCATGGCTTTGACGCCATACTTCTTCATCGAACGCCAATTGGCAACGGTCATGATTCCATTGTTATTGGACGTATCCACAACATCATAATGCGGCATTACTTTGCATCTCCCTCCGTAGTGGCCGTCTTTTCGGGTACATCTAAGGGTGCTGGTTCAGCGGGCACTGTCGCAGCTTGCTTGTCCAGTTGTGCTTGCTTATCAGCGAACGCTTGCTCTGTGTCCGCCAGAGCGGCATTGTATTCGGCCTGTTTTGCTTGGGCTTTCGTATCTGTTGTTGTCATCGACTGATATGCCTTTTCAATGGCTGCTGAAATAATTGCCGGTGCCAGACTGTCATGACCAAATGCTTTCATTTGGCCTGTTACATCAGCAATCGCCTGCTCACGCTTTTCTTCCCCTGGCATTTCATAATTAGTAGCCGCTTTGTTAACAGCGCTGAACGCCAATGTGTCTAACATGCCTAACACTTCGCGCTGAGTAGCGGACTTATTCGCCGCAATCTTGGTCTTCAATGCCGGATTGATCCGGGTAAACCAGCCAACCAGGGCAAAAATTAAGACACCTAAGATACCGGTGTCATTGAGCAATTTAATAATCTTCGTAAATTCATTCATGCTTTTTCCTCCTAGGATTTTAACTGACTCTTGAGCTCTGCATTTTCAATTCGTAGCTGTTCGTTTTCCATAATGAGTTCATGATTTCTTTTTTCGGCTTCATCAGTTCGCGTCTTCATCTCCATGTACAGTCCTTGCCATTCTTCACGATTAGACTTCTTCCGTGATATTCGATTGGTGTACCATGCCGCAATCATACCGGCTACAACTGACATGATTAGATATATCTGATGCAAATATCTCTCAGTCAAACTGAATCCGAGCGGCGGGCAATAATCATAATGACAATGGTCAGTGCGGCATTACTGATCCACGGCATTCCGCTCCCCATAACCATTGAATGCAAGAACTGATAAAATGACAAGGTCGCCATGGCAAACGTGGCCACAGTTAAAATGATGTGATCCATCCTAACCGACCGCTTAGGGTCCAAGACCCAGATTGCCATAACCACACCAATCACCACATACATCATGCCTACGGCATCATCATTCGCAATTTCAGCGACTACTGGTGGCCAAGTAAAATAATGATCACTAACCACCAAAAATAGGCCAATACCAATCATAGTAAAAGCAATCACGGTATGCAGCGGATTATCTCGAATTGGATGATACATATAAATTCCTTCTTCCATCAAAAAAGCGCCTAGGCGGTTGTGGTATCCGTCGTCGGTGCCGTGTAATCCTTACCTGTCAGCTCCTTGTACTGTTCTGGTGTGATGCACCAGTTGACCATGTAGCTAATGTCTAGGCCCCATGAAGCATACAACTTAGCATCTTCAATGTTTGGTGCTGAAAATGGATTGTTTCCCATGATAACTCCTCCTATTCTGCCTTAGTTGCAAGCTGTTTCTGAACAGCTACTATTTGTTGCGAAAGACTACCGAATTGCTTTTGAAATTGCTCTTGCGTAGTGACAAACTGTTGCTGAGCTTCTACTTGAGCCTTTGTGGCACTTCCCAATGCTGTTTGCAAGCCTTCGATGGTTTTATCCCGCTTTTCGGCTTGTTCACCCTGCTGGTCAATCAATCCTTGCAGGTAGTCAATATCCAAATTGGGTAAGTTACCCGGAGCTGTTACCTCTTGGGAGTCGTCACCCTTGAATGCATACATCCACCAGTATCGCGTGAAGTATTGAACCAAGGTAGTAGGGATATTCACCGCTCGTAAGCCATCTGCTGGCTCAAGTACGGGCGCAGTGTCCTTGTCTGGAAATTGGTTATCTGAATCTGGTTTTACATAATAGATTGGCATTTATTTTTCTCCTAACTTGTTTTAACAACTTTTAAAACTATTGGACTACTTGTAATTCCGGTGCTTGACGAACTAATTATTGAACACAATGGAATGGAAATTGGCCTGTTTTGATTAAGAACAGTGTATAAATGCAATGCGGTTCCTGGAAAATAAGCTGAAAGCCCTTGAGCTGACACACTCATATCGTTTATAAAACCCATTAATGACCCTTCTGAAGCAACTCCAGTTGCCTTATAACCATCCGGCATTGGGACAATATAGTCGTCATTTCCATTATACTGTTGGGATCGATTGTAAAAATAAATAGTTCCGGCAAGGCTGGCTGTTCCATCCTGATTGTCCCTAAAGAGGTAGCTCCCTTGGAATGCCGGGTTAGTTATTTCACGCCAAGCGCTGTCTTCAATGCTTTTCAAATCGTCGCTGGTAGCGACTGATTTACCTCCGTTCACAGTGAGCTTGGTGAAGTCAGTAGGTGTAGAAACAACCCCAGTGTTAGGGTTGCGGGCAACCACGTTAGCGGCGTTAGCGGGTGTGTAATCCAACTTATCTTGCTTAGCATTAACTTCTTCTATACCCGCTACATCACTGGCAGGTTTACGCATATCTGAAACATTAACTTTTGTACTCAATCCATTGTTTAAATCGGTGGCCACATCTTTCGTCGTGGCATACGCGTTCCCCTTGCCGTCCGTGGCGCCCCCTGCGAGCGTCTGCGACTTGGCGAAGGTATTGGCCGCATCGGTGGTTGCGATGTTCTGGGGCAGCTTGCTGGCAAAGTCGTCGTCGGTGACAAATTTGGCGTCGACTTCCGCCTTCGTGTAGTAGTTTTTCATGGTACTCTCAAATACTTGCTGAGTCACCATATTAGCAGGATCAACCACTACAACGACGTTAGAAGCCCTACCCACAGTGGTATTAATTCCAAAACCCAGATAGGAACCATCAGCATCTTTGTGGACAAAGACAGGATCCTGTAGCACGGTGACTCCATACAAGACTTCTGTGCCATCGTCATCCTTGGCATATAAGGCCGCGGACCGCATCTGATAGTCAGCCTTTGACTCGGCCTGATTCACATCAACTTGTACGTAAACCGTGGTCGTGTTAATTACTTGGACTGCCATAACCTTCCCGTCTTGTTGAATATTAGATAATTCCGTTAGCTTAGCTAAAGCGTCGTCCGTATCGCTAAAGTGGTCGTCCGTACTAATGGCGGCCCGTGTAAACTGCATCTTTGTTTCATCAGCGCGGACCCGCGTTTCTAACGCAAAACCCGCATCAGTCATAATGGTTCTCGAACTGTCCACCATTTTATCCCTCCTTTAATTGCGGCACACTCATCGTCGATTCGATAACCTGTGTCGTCTGAAATTGCATTGCGTAGTAAAGCGTGGACTTAACCGTCTTCTGGAATCCGATTCCAGCTACCCGCGTGGGGGCTGCGACTGATGACCTAATTTGATCCAGAAGTAAGGCCTCCTTCTCCTGCGAGTCAATATAGATTGCTGGGACATTCAATACCTCAATGGCCATCGGTTCACCAGTTACGTTCCAAAGAGGGCGTACCCAAAATTCGTGTGGGTCCGCAGAGAGGATTACCGAGACGACATCATAAATCTGGTTGATGGTCCCATCGGTATGACGTCGCGCAAGACGTGCGTAAATCATTCGCCGATAGAAGTCGTCATCCATCTGTCCTCGATAAACTCCAATGAGGTTACCTATTCTGTCTAGGAATCCGCCCTCAGCAGTGTCTAGTGACCGCATTTTCAACAGCATATCCAATCGCTTCTCACCAGCACCTATCGGCTGTTCGACCAACTGCATCATCTTCCAATTGTTCGACCCAGTAGACCGATCAAAAGATGGCGGTAAGCCCTTAATTGTTGGATCAATTTGCATTAGTTACCACCTCGATATTGCCCGGAGCATAAGTTGCTGACTCAAAGGTCTCTAGCTGGATATCGGACGCTGCTAAAGTATCAGTTGTGCGCCCAATCTTGATCTCCGCATCAGTCACGCCGACCACTCCATAAACCAAAGTGTAGAGATAAGTAAAACGCACCTTATCTCCCATCGTTAGAGAGTTAAGATACGTTTTGATGTTGGCTTTAATTTGGTCAATTCCATCTGTCTCAAATAAGGTACTATCAGTATCAAGCGTGACCGTCATAAAGATTGGCACGCCTGTTGGACGGTCAAAGTGAATCTCTTGCGGGTGCCCGCCACGGTCCAGCACCTTGCAAACCGTTGACCCTACTGTCTGAGTCCCACCAGCAAGAGTATCGCTAATAGCTTGAGCTACATCACCATCGATGCCACCTGCAACATAGACGTGAATTGATTTTGGTGGGTCACTATTTTTGTCAACTTCATTGGTATCATTGACGTTGACCTCCACTTGATCGACTCCGGCCACGTTAGCCACTGATGATCTGATTCCGTCACGAGTAGCCCCCGAAAGTGATTCTTCGAAGACTTTTACCCGGTCCTTAAAAGTCTCATCATCCTCGGTAGTCATACCACCAGTCGCTGCCACCGGATTAGTGACCGAAGTAATCTCTTCAACTGGCATGGTTTGCTTAGTAATCGTACCTGCTGCGACATTCGCATCAGCTGACTCATCCATCGAGACAGCAATGCCGGAACCATTGCCATCGGCATCCAAAATAACTGCATCTTCAAGTATGAAGGTTTGTCCATCTTCCGTTTCAAACATCTCATCAGCATCGATCACTGTTCCTGCTTTTCCGGTAAAAGATAAAGACACGTAAGCTGGTTGTGATTTATTTCGGGTTAGTCCTAATAAGGCAACAACCTTGTCTAAGGTAATCCCTGTTGCGGTATCGAAAAACCACGAGTCCCAAACGTTCCCGATAGTTTGTTCGTAATTAGCCATTCGGTGAGCCACGATACGGATAAAACTACCTAAGATAGACTTTTCAGACGTCCCGATATTAGAACCCATCAGACTACCAGCAAGCTCAAATAGGTCAATTTGAATTGCATCCTCTGGCTCCGCTACATAACCTTGCGGCGTTAGTCCGTACTCAGCATCAGTTTCCGCCATCAATCGTCACCTCCTGTTCTATTTCCTCTTGATCATCTTCAATACCTGTTTGGTTCATATCAACGGTCATTTTCAAATTTACTGACAAAATTCGCGTTTTATGGTCCAAATTAAAAGTGGTATCTGTGATGGCTACCACTCGGGGTTCCTGCTCCAAAATTGCATCCTCAAAATCAGCTTGGGCAAAGGCTTCATTAAAGTCTTCACCGATAAGATTTTCATAGTCCATTCCCAAATCGGGTTCTAGTGGTGCGTCCCCCAGCTGATTACTGATGATGGTGCGAATTCCTTGAGCCAACTCCTCTTTACCAGTAACCGTCTGCATTTCACCATTTTCGATGACTAAATCGCCGTTCTCATCTTGTTTTAAATCTCGTAATTCCATTAAAACACCGCCTCGATAAAAGCATCATTCAGACTATGCAGACGATCCGAAGCGTTTGAGATATCTCCAGTATCGCCTACATCGGCTTCTGAAACGTCACGATCAAAGAAGCCCACACTTACGCTGACATCCTTTTTCACATCGTCTCGAGCATGCTTAGGAATTCGTACACTCAGAATCATCCCTCGCTTATCGCCATCAGGCGCAAGGTCTTGTGGTTGTACGGTACAGGTATGATCCGATTCTACCGAAACTACTCGGCAAAGTAGGTGGACATGTGTCTCACGCTTTACCTTTCGTGCGAAGAAACGAAAAAACTTTAATTCCGGTCTTTTATTGGCCATTACTTTAGCACCCCCGTTGTTAGGAAGGACGACCCATCATAAGCGTGCTCACCGTTATCGACGACCATCGTACGATTAAGATTTCGACTCTTAACCTTGATCACCGCATCAGTCGTTATTCGATGCTGCAGTAGACAACTAAAACTCCAAGATTCACCATCGTCATCTTCACTGTAGGCAGGCTCATCAGTGAGTCCGGTTTCGTTTGAGAGTAAGAACTCAGCAGGCTTGGTTGCCGTGCTATTTTTCTTGGCCCCTCCGGCCTTCTTCAGCGCCCTCTCCGCCTTGGTCAACAACTTCTTAGCATTAATCCAATCATCCTTAGCGTCCTTAACTTCTTTGGTACGCTTGGCATAGGATTCAACAGCATTCTTGTGAGATTTCAAGCTGCCAACATCACTAATCCGCTGCTGCCAGTGTTTGATAGATTTCTGGGCCGCGGCCTTGCCACTCTTGGTTTTAGCCTTGGCCAATCGTCCCTGAGCCGCTGTCAGATTCTTCTTGTAAAGTTCCCGGTCCTTAGAGATTGTTGCTGTTGTAGACGACCGATACTTGGCTGCCGTCCCCTGCTGTTTCAACTTGGTCAGATAGCGGTTATGAGCCGACCGGACTGCAGTACGTCGTGTCCGTACAATCTTTTGCAGATCACTGGCACTGGTGTCATAAACCACGCAGTATTTTCCACGCACAATCCGGAGAACCGACCCACACTTCTTAGCAATAGATTCAATCAGTTCTAACGGCTGACCATCAGCTGTATAGCCCTTTTTAAATTTCTTCGGAATTTGCAGCTTGATGGATTTCAACGGAATACCTGACTTTTTGGCAATCGTCTTGATAACTTGTTCAGCATCCGATTGTTTCTTAAAGGTGATTGAAACATCTTTCTTTTTTGAGTAGTCGGCGCCCTGGATGAAGGTAAAGCTGAACTGCGAGTCAACACCGGACCATAGCAGAGGCGGAATTTTGTTGATGTTACCCTCCGTCAGAACTCCAACATCACCTTTATATCCTGCGTAAAGTGTGACGTGCTCTCCTTTTTTAAAAAGAGCCCGTGTCTTCTTAGACAGGTTCATGATGGTCACTGTCGCAACATCTGGTGTGGGCTCACTAGAAAATGGCACACTAAACTGAATTTCCAGCAAATGATTCAGCCGGTTTAGATTTTCAAGCGTCACTTTTTCCTTACCTGTATCCAGCACCAACTTGACTCGCCGATCCACTTGATACTTAGCCGCCATCATCATCACCTCCATCTTCGCCAATTCCAACATAGTCATCGCTACTAAGATCATCTGTTGGGTCAACATCATCGATCATCAAGAACACTGTCCGCCCAAAAGTCTCAGCATTGACGGCTGTGGATTGTCCGGACTCATCCATTGGTACCAAGTCAACCGCTGGCAGTCGGTCATCATTGACATAGGCCCATAGTCGATGATTGAGTACCAATTTCTCTCCCAAAATGATTGGGTTGAGGTCCTCGTCGTATAAATCGACCGTAAAAAAATCACCAACAGCGTTGTAGGAAACTCCAAAGTTGAAGGTGACATCTGCTAATTCAATTTCAAAAATCTCTGGGAGATCATCAACATTTATCGGAATATAGTCACGTTGCGACATCACCACTCACCTCACTTAACTCTAACCCGAACACCAATAGGTATCTTGCGATCCGGATACTTGTTCCACTTACGCAACATCGCAATCGATGTTCCAAAGCTTTGATGGAACCCCCAGTAAGTATCACCGGCCTTAGTCTTGCGATAAGTGCCCTTAGTCTGAGCAGACTTGGTACTACCAGTAGGTTTCTTGTTGCCATTACTTTTTTTACCCTTCTTTTTAATTCGGGAAGTCTTAGCAAAATGTACAAACTTGAGGCTCATTGTTGCCTCAATAGTAGAGGTGTACTTTTCGCCATGACGGGTTAAGTCCTCAATCTGAAGATGTTTGTAATAGACAACAGCACCTTTAAAAACAACTTGGGTACCGTCGAATCGCCACTTATTCAACTTGGACCAAACCTTATTAGCCTTAGCCATCGTATCTTCTTGAATCAAGATTGAAAGGGTGATTGTCTTACTTGTTGGCCTTGAATGATCGGTGATAGGTTCGCCCTTTTCAATTGCATACTGAGTTACTTCTGAAGCAGAATCATCATCCTCAGTCTTGGCATGAATCCCGATTCGTTGAGACATCTTATTTTTTCCGTACTCGTGCATGTATGCACCAAAAAACTCGGAAGTCCCATCCCGAGTTCGCTTGTATACAGGTTTTACCATTATGCTCCTCCTAACAGGTCTTGTAGCTGTTCAAAGCTTTCACCCATCGCTTCCTTAACCCACTTCATAACTTGTTGCTTCGTGACATTTCCACTGGCGTCACCAGTGATATTGACATTGATCGTTGGGTGAAAATCAATCTTGGGTTTACTGCTGTGTCGTGAATTTGAAGGAATGGATTGGTTTGCAATCTGCTTCGATTTCTCGTGTGGATAAATGGTCCCAGCTGAGTCTGGCTTGAAGAGTTCTGGCCCCTTCTCACCAACAATTGACCACTCACCAACCTTCGGACGACCACCCTTGGCATACCAACCATGTACTTTTCTGAATGCTAATGCCTTATCAATGCCTCCGTATCGGCCATTAACGTAGCTCTTCATCCACTTCAATTGAGTAATTGGATTGGTCTTCCAATCAGACCCCGCAGATGCCATCTTTGAACCAGGTAGGGCTTGAGGAATACCGTAGGCAGAACTGCTTGGATTATGGATTGTCGGGTTCCATCCAGACTCTGGTGTAATAATTGAGTTGTAAGCAGCAAATTGGCTTGCCGGAATGCCAGCCTGTTCTAACCAATGTTTATGGCTCCCAGAAGGAGCCGCACTTGTTCCACCTGATCCTGAGTCATCATCGACGTGCAAACGTTTAGAAATCCAAGCCAACGCTGACTTGCCAATCTCTTGCTTGAAGAGCTTTTCAACGCCAGTATCCTTAGACTTACTCTTCTCCACACCAGAGCTCTTGCCATGCATCTTGGTGACATCGTACCAGCCACTAGTAGACAGCATGTTCTTCTTCAGCGGATTTCCTTTAGTAACACCGATATGAACGTGAGAACCAGAGCCTGTACCGACCAGCTTTCCTAGCGTCGCAATACGCTGTCCCGTTTTTATCGTGTCATCAACGCCAACTTTAATATTACCCATGCCACCGAATTCCTGATAAATTTCTTGAAAGCCATCATCACTTTTAACAATGATGACCTTACCTAAGTCAGGAATTCCAACGCCACCAATTCTCGAAACAGTTCCACCATGAATGGCTCTGATAGCTGATCCCAATGGTCCACTGAAATCAACACCATCATGAGCGGCACCAGCACCATAGTACTGGGCACGAGAGGTTCCAAACCCATCCTCCTTAGTGAGACCAGGTGAGTGGGCCCAGTTGCCACCAGCTCCACTGCCACCATTAATTGCATCACTGATGACGTTCCAACCAGCCTTGTACCAATTAGGACCGACAGAATCCGTTGCCCCCTTGGCCGTAGTGGTCAAACCACGTTGCAGGTCGGACCCTTTAGGCCTAATCGTCTTGTCATCAAAGTCACGTTTCCAAGCAGCATCTGGGTTCTTATGATTCTTAGAAGCCAGACTAATCAGCTTATCATCAGACGCACCAGTACCTTTCTTGAAGTGTGGCAAGTATGGTTTGGCCTTCTCAACCTGTGATCCGTTGAAGACTTCATCACCCTTTTTCAGGGGCGTAATGACATCCTTACCAATAGGCTTCAAAAGTTGACTGCCACGGGCCACTAGTTCTTGTCGAGGGCCACTTGTTGCGTCGTTAAGGACAGCCAATTGATCACTAGCGATTGGGCCCTTAGACCCAGTTGCATAGTGAATTGGCTTCAAAACAGACTTGTTCCCACCAAACTGTGCCAGTGTGGTATCGATGCTTCTGATACCAGAATTCATCGATGAAATTGCACCGGCCATCCCGTCATGGGCTTGACCTTTTAACTTGCCAAAAATGGACCCAAAATCGCTAACCAGGTCCGTTGTGACGCTGTTAAACTGCTTGTGCATCGACTTCAGTGAGGTGACTGTATCATCTTTGACGTCGTTAAACTTCTTGACCGCCCGCTTATGCAGTTTAGCGGTCTCAGATTCCGCATCAGTGCGAGTATCATGCCACAATGAGGCGTTTTTCTTGTTGAGATGTTTCAACGACGAAGAAGACTTCTTATACATGTCACCATAGTTCTTAGTGACTGATTTCGACATCTTTTTGGATTCCGAAATTGAGTTCTTAGAGGTCTTCTTGCTCAGCCCTGGCATAGCGGCCCCACTACCAGCTGCAAAGCTAGTTAACTGGATCGTGCCAGCAGCAAAGTTAGGGAGTCGTTTCCCAAAGGAACCTCGTGCCATCTTGGTAACATCTGCGTGGTTGTAGATACGATCACCTGACCGTACCTGTAGAAGTTGCGCACCCTTAGCACCTACAACGCTGAACTGTTTCCCGCGTTGTAAGACCTCGGAGCCATTTTCCCCAACCATTGCCATACCGCTCTTACGGATTGATCCACCAACAGCTTTTCCAGGGAGTCCCTGATTGACTGTAATCCCGCTGCCCATATAAGTTTTCCCAGCTGCCTTGGCTAACTTGTTTCCGGGATTGTAGTTATTCTTGATGGACTTCGTATCAGATACTGGCTTTTGGTGTTTAGAGCCGGTTGCAGAAGAGTTTTGATTAAGCATAGTTTCAAGATTATTGGACATAACGCCCATAATCCCGTTGATACCACCTGCGGCATCAGCGGCTGCTTGAACTACGGCATCGCGTTGCTTTTCTGCCCAGTGAACCGTTTTCTTGTACTGATCATGTGCCGCGCTAGTGGTCTTGTCGTACTGAGCCTGAGCGTATCCCTTGATTCGCTTATACTCAGCAGACTTTACACCATAAAGCTGCTTAGCTGACTTTAGAGTCTGATCGTAACGGGCCTTTGCTGAAGAAACTTGCGCAGTGTAAGTCTTCTTGGCATTGGATTTCGTCAGACTATAAGATTTGGCCGACTGACTGACCACCGAGTTGTATTGCTTCGTTGTTAGCTTAGATGTCCGAGAGTTTAGGTTTCTTAGTAAGGACTGCTGCTTCTGATTTCCTTTATCGGTTAGCTTGAGAATATCTGCATTCAGCTTCCGAACCAGTGCAACCCTATTCTTACCACCGGTACGCTCATCACGCTCAATTGCAGTGTAGTCGGCTTTTACAGCTGCTAAGTGTTTCTGATTGTAGGATTTCTGCGAACTAAGTGCTTTTTGAGCAGAGCTGACACTAGTTGCACCAATTTTCTCTAAAAAGCTTGCGGCTTTAGTAGACTTAGAGGTCGATTTATCAACATATCCCGACAATTCAGAGTATGCCTTATTGTACTTAGCACTATTAGACGTAAGTAGTGAAGACTCGTCCGCCTTAATCTTTTTGGTCTGTTTCAAGGAAAAATCAGCTGCTGCATTTGCCCAGTTCTTGTTTGCTGAGCTGACTAGACTAGTTGCTGTTTGGGTTGCACTTCGAGCATCTTTAGGCAAAGAGCTGAAGGGATTATCCTTCTTAGAAGATTTGGAAGACTTGTGTGAACCACCAGACTTTCCAGAAGAAACATCTTTTCCGGTCAAAAAGTTCCAAGCTGACCCAACCTTGTTGCCAATCCATTCGTCCGTGCCAATACCGCCAAGGAATTGCTTCTTGGTATCCTTGCTAATTCCACGACCTTTAGCGGCCTCGGACATGCCCTTAGACTGTCCAGCAATAGCCTTAGGTATGTTATGCGCAATAACACTAATACCAGCGGTTAATAAACTGCCTTTAACGAAACTACCAACGAGACTCTTACCCTTAGATAGCAGTCCGCTACCGGCAGGAGCTCCAGTTGTAGCGGCACTAGCAGCACTTTCAGATTCTGCCAATGCTGTCGAAGACGCAGCTAATGCATCCTGAGATACAGCTAAGCCTTTGATAAGTTTGGCCGTCTTGATGGCCGCACTACCTAGTGTCGTGATGACACTAACGACTTTTGCTGCCGGTGCTAATGCAGCTACTGAAATAGCAGTCCAAGTCAGCATAGTCTTTTGTGACTTATCGAGTTTGCCGAACTTCTCCAGCAAGCCCCCCATACCGATTGCCAGTTTAGTAATCGACGGGAGTACCGTTTGTGCAAAAGTGATAGCTAAACCCGATGCTGCCTGTTTGAACTTGTTAATCTGGTTTTGAGCAGACCGCATGTTTTTGGCCGACAGCTTGCCGGTATAGTCATTCTTAGCTGACTCCTTGACCTTCTCGTTTAACTTGCCAAGCTGATCAGCATTTTCAGCTAAGATGGCTCCAGCTTGTTGCCCTGTTGCCCCAAACAGATTATGAAATACGGAAGCTTTTTCCGTTGCTCCTAGCTTGGCACTATGCTTTTGAATTAGGCTAAAAGTGTCAGCCATAGACTTCATATCACCATTTTTCTTGGTAAAGTCCTTAGTGGACAAGCCAAGTTCGGCCATGGCCTTTTGAGCCGTCTTAGATGGTGATTGAAGACTAGTCAAAGTCTTACGTAATCCAGTACCAGCCTTATCCGCTTCTCAATTTGTTATCGTGAAGGCTCTTTATCCCCCACTTCTCATGATTTCCCATGAGTTCAGACTATATTTCCACCTGCAGCCGTGCTGTTTAGGTGCTCCGCCTTCGTGGATATTTCTCCATGCAAAAAGTCTCACCAAGTTGGTGAGACTCGTTTAGGTTAATCTATCTAGTCGTTACGCCTTCCTAAGGTTTCCCATTAGGCTTGGTTCGGGATTAACATATAGTAATGTTCATCAAGGTATTTTTTTACTAACGCTTTAATTTGCTTAAAAGAATAGCCTTTACTCTTGCAAGGTATAGCAACCAACTTAATTCGATGGGTTTTACAGTAATCTGCCTTTATTTTATCCCTTGTTTTATTAAGATCTAGCAGTGCTTCATCACCGCCAAAACCTACTGAATAATGTTGCAGCCCCTGAAATTCAATAGCACAATAAATATTATTTTCAGAACCTAATAACACAAAATCAAAAGGCAAGGGTAAGATGTAACGACAATCATCAAATTTATATTGTGATAGGTATTTAAAATGGTACTTTTTCAAATACTCTTCTACCGCACGTTCACCCCTGGAGCGCTTGCAATACGGGCACCGTTGAGACTGGCTCAAAAAATTATCTGGAGCCATATTAAATGTAGTTCCACAAACATTATGTCGTATTGCAATAGGCTCATGTGTATTCACGTACATACCTACAACTGAATACTCGTTACCAACCAACTTTTTCACATCTGATTTAAAATCATCAGTACTCTTTTTGGCTTTTCCAGAACACTTTGGACACCCAAAACCCATTGAATAAACAACAAATGGCTCTGTTGGCCATACATGCCCACAAACTTTACACTTCATTTTAGTTGGGATTTTTGATCCTTTGTATTCCCCAATCATTGAAATATTTCCATCAGAAGCATTTTGTATTCTCGTTCGAGCCATCTCAGGTGTGAGGTTAACGTGATGACGACAATTTTTACCTACTCGATGTTGAAATAAAATTCCAGGTCTACATTTCCACTCTAGACCACAAATTCGACATCTAATGAGTACTGGTGTTTCCTTGTTAATGTACTTACCCAAAAGTTCATACTGGTTATCCTGAATTTCATCTATTCTATTTTGCGCTTCTACTTGCGTTAATCTTCTTGGCATATGTCAAGAATACCATAAAATCATTATTACTTAGTCTTCCCCGAGTTAACGGAGTTTAATTACGCTGCCATTTCTAGCAGCGAGGCCAGTTTCCAAAGCCCATTATTGGATAAAATACCGATTGCGCTGGAAGTTTCGGACAGGCTTAATCCAGCTTGCTTAGCACTGACACCAGAATAACTAAGAGCGATCCCCATCGAATGGAAGTCCGTAGCCGTCAAATCGGCGGCATATGCCATCTCATTGGTGACCTTTTTAGTGTTTCGGATCATGCCAGAAGTTGAATTTGCCCGCATCCCAAAGGACTCTAAGGCTGCTGTTGAATCATGCACAACGTCTGAGAAACTGTCCCCGGAAGCTACAGATGCCTTTAGCATGGACTTCATAGAACCAAGAGACTGCTCAGAGGTGTAACCACGCTTGGTTAGCTCTTGGTAGCCCTCGGCGATTGACTTTTGGGACTTACCATATTGGATCGAGTACTTGGCACCATCGGCCTGCATTTGCTTAGTGGCGCGTAGTGAGGCGCGTACGTCTTCACCACCGGTTGTTAACAGGTTGTTGGTCACCTTATATTCATGTTGCAGCTCAATGGCCTTCTTGGCCCCGTAGACGAACGCAGCCCCCACACCTAAGCTAAGTGCCTTAGTCTTGTCGTAGACACGGTTAGCGGATTCAGAGACTGACTTCATGGACTTCTGGGCCCGATTGAACCCATTAAGCTCATTGGATGTTTTAGCTATCTGCAGGCCCAAGTCATTAACATGCTTTCTCTGCGCCTGATAAGCCTCCGTTGTTGCTCCATTAGCTGCTTTAATCCGCTGAAGTTGGGTTACCTCTTTACCGTACTGAGTCTGTAAGCTCGCGTATGTGCCGCGGAGTGACCGAATATGGTCACTATTGGCCGCATGTGCATGGCCCTGCGCCTTCAAGGTCTCGGTATACGAAGCATCGGCCTTCTGGCTAAGTTCTAACGACTTTCGCGAAGACTTAAGCTCATTTTCGTATTCCTTTACCTGCTCTTTAAGCTTGGCCCTATCTTGTGCAGACTCTCGATCCTGTCGTCCAGAATTACGTTGGGCCTCAGTATAAGACTTGGTAGCTGATGTAGACTCTCGCTGGGCCGCTGCTGAAGCTCGCTGACTGGCTGAGAAACTGGCACTTGCTGTCGTTGCCGACTTCGTTGCTGTTTCTAGCGTTTTGACGCTACCTTCCGCAGACCGTAGCCCACTATCATCCACTTTCCAATCGATATCGATTGTCGTATGCTTGATTGCCATGCTTTTTCACCTCACTATTCTTCGGGATTCAATCCTTGCATCAACTCAAACTTTTTATCAGTTTGATAGTTAAACATTTCTAGTTCATCAAAGGTCGCCAACTCAACCTCTTCACGCGTAGCAATCCCCATCTCAACCGGCCACTCATACTGCCGATTATTCCGATAGGCAAGCTCCAATTGCATTCCTTTTCGATTACTTTTGCAACCATTTGCCAAGAAACTGATCAGCTTTTTCCATGACCTCACCATAGCCGTCATGTTCATCCCAGTAATCCCAATTCGTCTTGGGGTCCACGATTACCGTATTCATCAAGCTTTCATTGTATGTGGTGTTATCAATGACTCCATTTCCCATGCGTGCAAAGTCAACGATGTTGTGTGCCTTCTTTAAGCCAGGGAAAAATAACGTGTAGTCTTTGGGGCCATCGTAATCATCAACCGTGATGGTTTCGGTCTTACCCATCCGCTTAAGTGGCATCCGTTCTACTTCGTCACGTTTCTGCCGTGCCTTCGCAACATCATTAGTCGCCTTAGTGTCTTGTGATACAGTTTTCTTTGCTTCAGTCATTTGTAATCATCCTTTACAATAAATTTTTGGTACAAAAAGCGCTCAGGGAGTCGAACCCTAAGCGCTCGCGATTATTCGTTCATTTCATCGTTGTAGTCAATGCACAAGATTACCCATGCTTTAACGCCGGTCTTGGTCCCCGCACCAAACGATGGCACCTTTTGGATCTTGGCCTGATTCGAGTAAACCCGTTCGTGTGGCGTCGTAACACTCAATGTAAATTCTTTATGGGCATTAGCGAGAGCCATCAACTTAAGGTTCGCTGGTGAGCCAGCAGACAGGTTAATCGTGATAGTTCCATGAATGTCATTGTTTGTACTAAAAACACCCCAGCCTTGAGCATCAACATCATAATCTTCGGTGTTGTTTGCACGTTCACCGGAGACCATGTCTCCGGGTTGATATCCGTACATGGGTTCACTATCAGTAATGACCTTGACATCAGTTGCATCGTAATTCCATTTAGTCATTATTTATCACCCCTTTAGTATGGAAAATCGAGAGTCCCGCCGACCTTCATGCCATGCACAGCATCGGCAGGCGTATAAGACCAGTGAATCCCGTTGTATTGACGGTTCTTGATGTCCTCAACAGACAGGTCGGCATACTTATCAGCCGTAACTGAATAGTCAGCTGCCTTAGTCGTGGCATCGTAGGCAATGATGCCGTTGGCATAGGCCGTAGAGAGAACCTTCTCAACAACTGCTTGGAGTTGAGCAAATCCAAGATCATCGAAAGTGATCTTATCTTGCGTGTTCAACAAATCTTGAAGAGATGATTCAATGTTGACCTTGACCCAATCACTGCCATGCAAAACATCGATCCAGTCTCCGGAAGCTGTCCATCCGTTAGAGCTAACGGCCTTTTTCCCCTTGACTACATAGCAAATACCATGAGCCGCCTCAATTGCTGCATACTCGGGATAAGATAAGTCGTCAGCTTCAACGCCCACTAAATCGCCCTTACCTTTCCACGTCACAGAGCCGACCGTCTGGTTAGCTACTCGACCTAAAAAGGCCACTGGAAAGTTATCCGTCGTGGCCTTATGAATGAGGTTAATGGTCCGCTTATTGGTGTAAGCCTTCGCTGCGTCTGGCGTGGTGAACTCCGCAACTAAGAACTTAAAGTTCTGTTCTTCGATGTAGTTGCTCAGTTCCAACTGATCTGCGTCATTGTCACCGATAACAACGGCGAAATGCCAGACACTAAAGAAGTAAGCAGCAGCGGCCGCAGAAATCCCACCAGTCGTTGACTTCGTGTTAGCATCAGTCGTGGACGCTGTGTAGGTGATCACTTCAATCGTTGTTCCTGCATTTGGCTGTGCGTAGTATGCTGATGCCGCCTTATAGATGTCAGTGCCTTCCGCGTAGTCAGCTGCTAAGGCATCCAAGCTTGAGTACACTTGGTCCTTTTGGGTATCACCCTTAATAAAAAGTCCCGGAACCCCTAAACCAACAGGGATTACCGGGTGGTTGACATCGATCGTAACAGTGATGTCACCAATCTTCGTAGCTACAGTCATTTAGCTACCTCCTTAATTTGTATTGTCTAAGTTAATCTTATCGATGGTTGGAATATCTTCATGGAAGCCATCCACTACACGAAGGTGTAAATCAAACCCAACGCGCCGTTCATAATTGACGGACTGAAAAACGCTTCGGTTGTCGAAAGAATCAACATCGGCAATGACGATATCGTGATCCGTTCGAAGTTTGCGACGCACGTTATCAGATTTGAGATTCTTAAAGAGCTTCATAGCGAGGTCTTGAGCCTTAATGCTGTTGTCACTACAGCAAGTCATTGAGACCGTCAAATCGAACATCTCGCCGTTATTCATTTGCTCCATGTCCTTGATGTAAGGCGTAGTGATCTTATAAGTGAAGAAAGGATAAGCCCGCTGTGGGCCAGAGAAGTCCTGCTCAACTAAGTCACATTCCACTAGTTCTTTGACCTCGTCAATCAAAACATCAGCCAGCGCTCCATACTCAAAAGAACCGTCAGTCATGGTTACTTGCCCCCTTCAAGTCGTACTCGTGCACGTCAGAGTAATCCGTATAATCCCGCTCGTGGTCAACAACGTATTTTCGACCGGTCCGCTTATTTTCAACAACTGTTCCCTTAGGGGCCTCCATCGTTGAATACCAAACAGCATCGTAAGATTGCGTCTCTCCACCCGCGTTATGCTGAACCTCCATGCTGTACAGTGATGTCTTGGATGGCACCACCAGTGGCTCACTGACCTCAACTGGTGGCGTCTCAGAGTCCTTAACCCAAGTTCCATGCTCTAAGTGACCACCCTCGCCATTGGCAGGTAGATACACTAGCAGCGGGATTCCAAATTCCACTAGCATGTCGGCAAACTCTTCATACATCAGACGTTCACCACCTTATATCTCACAGCATCAATAAGATGACCTGTATCTTCCAGTGGTGAGCTAGAACCTTTACGAGCAATAGTTATGGGAGAATTGGCAGGTGATTCAATGGAACGTATTTTTTGCACGATACTCCGTTGAATGCGATTGCCTAAAGATTCCATGATTTTTCTAGCTGTAATACCGCTATCACCCATCCCCAGCTCGATAACTTGATCAATAAGATACTCAACCCAGTCATCAACATTTTCGTCAAAGGTGGATCGAATAAAGGATCGCTCTGGTATATGAACCTTCTTCACCAGATAGAACATTGGAATAAGCCCGCCCTTACCATCACTGACAGCAAGAATATTTTTATCCTTAGGTCGAAAAATGCCATCAATATCCCGGGCCTTAGCTCCCTTGGGCGCATTCTCGGTTGGAATCGTCAACCATTTTCCATTCCTCGGTTCAATATCAGCGCCATACTCGTTGGCGGACGCAATCATTTGCATAAACGACCCGTCCTCACCAAATATTCCAACCTGCAACTGTAGATGACTTAACTCTGCCATCTCCCGTTCGACATCTGGGATTCTGTCAAAATCTTCCATCAAATCACCACAATTCTGAGGGGGCCACCATCACCGAACTGGCTCAACAAATATTTGTACCGGTCGGCCCAAGCGTTGACACCCTTGAAATATTGCTTCTTCAAATCCCCAACTTGCTTCAGAGAAACACGATCATCCTCACGACTGATCAGGCTTGCTGCTAGATAACGGCATGCTTGCTCCTGATACTGTGCGGGGAAGCCGCGGTTCTGAACCTCGGCCCAAGCGTCATCAATCGCGAGTTGAATAGTATCATCGCTTACCTTCGATAAATCCGACCGAATCAATCGAACATTCTGGATGGTGCTCTTATCCGCTTCATCCACTTAGACCACCTCTATTCATCTTCTGGGGTCTTCAATTCAGCAATCCGAGCCTTCAACGTGTCCACCATCTTCTTACGACCGGCACCGCGTTGTTCATCGGCTAACCACTTGGTCAGTGTCTCAACCGATACGGTGTCAGCAATTTCAGGCAGCGCTTGGTCAAGGGTCATGTCAGTAACGCTTTGCACGTCCTTGCCACCTTTACCTTCAACAGCAGATAAGGTGCCCTTTTCAATTAAAAAAGCATTCAACTTGTTCGACTTGATAGCCGCGTTGAATGCTTCGGATTGCTTCTTGGTGAGTTGGTTAGAACCGGGGACCAGTTGCACCCCACCAACGTTGTGAATGAATTTACCCTTATTTTTAACTAACATGGCGTCCTCCTTAGATTCCTGACAGCTTAACGATGGCGTACGGCGTCTTGATTACCAGGCCACCGGTCCGTTCATCATAAGGCACAATCGTGTTAGGATAGTGCGCTTCTTGTGGGAACTGCGTGACGTCACGAGGGAGCAAGAAACCACCGGTTTGTGAAGTGGAATCAAAGATCATCGCACATTCTGAGTTATCCAACCCCTTACCTACCAATGCGGAGGTCGTTTCGATGGAGCTAAACCAGCCAGCGGCATTGATGACTTCCAAAATGGTGCGGGAGTCGTAGTCGCTGTAACGTGAGTTCAAAGATTCATATTGGGCTGGTGCTAAAACTAGCTTCAACCGTGCTTGATTGAACCCTGGAATTACAGTGATTAAGGACTTAGCCTTACGCAAAGTCTCTTGCATCTCTGCCCCAGTCGACTCTGAAAACTTCTTGTCAGCGTTCATTGCCTGAATACCTTCAAGGTTTGTCAGACCGGTGATACCAACCTTTGATTCCCCGTTGAAGATGATGTCATTTTCCTTTTCGGAGATTGCCCGGCGGACCGTTTCAGCTTTATCCGTTTGAAGCGGTTGTCCGGCCATTTGAGCGGCAAATACTTCCTGATACGTGAAGTGAATACCAGCGGCAATAGTGTAGATTGGCTGATAAGCTCGCTTAATGTCTTCGTCGACCATCGGTAAGTCATCGGCCCCGTTGGCAATAACCTTGGCAGCACCGTGCCGAGTCATTAGACTGTATCCGTAGGTCTCTGCCCCTGGATTTACCCCAGGAATGGTTGGAAACAGTGACCGACCAATTAATTCTTCTTGTGGTGCCTTAAGCACCGTCTTTTCCATCGCGATTAAGTCGCGATTTTCAATCATTGCTAATTCTTGTGGCATCTACTGTCGCCTCCTTATGGCAAGTTAATTTGAAGTTGTGCCGTTGAGCCCGCAGTGGCGTCGTCGGCAACAAACTTACCCGCTGTCTTGAACGTCCCCACAATCGTGTCAGCACCTGCAGCCGGCTTGAAGTTCCCAGTCGTCCCGTCAACAGCAGCTGGTTGGCCTTCCGCAACATCGGCCGTGATGGCAACGTTGATGGTCCCCTTACGCAAAACAGGAACCATCTGCTTAGCCTTGTACTTAGACGTTTGTGGTGAATCATCCAAGTTATCGACGTAGTCCTTGGCTACTGCAACGCCATAGAACTTACCATCACTGACGGTCGTAACAGCCCCCGAACTCATTTGAACGGCGGCCCCGGCAGCTACTACTCCTGCAGCAACCGCTGAGTCAACTTCTGTATGCCGAATGTCGGCAATCTTGCCCAACCCAATGTTGGGGTCCATGTACATTTGTGGTCGTGGAATTAATCCCATGAGTTATCCCTCCTTTACTTGTAGGCGTTGGCTCGGTCGCCTTTGAGCTTATCTACCGAGTCAGTTTCGTTTTGATTCCCACCTTGGCCACCCAACGTGTGAGTGAACCCTTTCTTATCTGCCAAGGAAACCGCAGAATCGTAGAATGCATTGATATAGTCGTCAGACTTATCCTTTTCATCAAAGGCATCATTGGTGGTCTTAATGGCAGCCACCTTAACTTCCCGGTCAGTCTTCCCCTTGAAGTCGAAGCTATCACCAACAAAACGGGCCGCACTAGTCTGAAGTGCAAGCCGTGCGTCAATGCGCTTGTCTAAGGCGTCTTGGTCAAGTTGCTTATCTTGAGCATCCTTAAGCTGAGTCTTCAAGGCATCCCGTTCGCCCTTGAGTGAATCGGCTTCCTTCTTAGAACTAGCCGCGGTGTCTTCGGACCCAGCTAATTGTTTTTTCAGCTTTGCCACGAGGGCTTCTGCTGCAACCAGTTGCTTTTTAGTGTCGTTCGCAGCGTCAATAACCCGCTGGTCGGCCTCAAAAGATTGGTTATCAATGATCATTGTTGCCATTTTGGTTCCTCCTTGTATATTAGAATCGTCATCCATAACAAAAGCCGCACTGTCATGAATTGAAATTCCATGACCTGCGCGGCCCCTATCTACGATAGCAATGTGATTTATCTTGATGTTGCGCTGAGCGGCGTCATACTGGGCTCCGCCGTACTCCCCGGATTCTGTAGGAACGTCAGCATTGAAGCCAATCGAAAGTTCCCGCTTACCCGACTTAACCTGAGCAATCATGTCTGGGTCCGTAATGGTTGCCCCAACTACCAGCTTATTGTCTTCAACGTGGGCGTCACTGTCGGTCATCCCTACAGATAATGCCTTGAAGTTCCGCACATCAACACCCACGTTTGGGTGGTCATTAGTCAATGGCTTGTTGTTGGCAGATTCGATGGTCTCCTTAGAAAATACCTCATCCGGAAGCTTTGCCACTTGGGAGACACTTCCACCATTACGCATATACGGGAAGACTCCGGGACGCGTAATCGGAAACTCGCCGTGTAAATAACCTTCAGGCGTTTCAGTATACTTGCCAAGCTCAGCACGATCATAAAATTTCATGCAATCACCTCCTATGGCAATTGCAGAACCTTACCGGGCTTAACCGAGTAGTTCTTCAAGCCATTAATCTTTACAAGTGTGTCCAGTGAAATACCAGCATCAGTGGCAACCCGCCATAGCTTGTCGCCTTCTTTTAAGGTCACGGTCTTGACCGTACTCTTAGGCTCAGTTGCTGGTGCTGCTGGTGTCGTACTCGAAGCATACATGCTAGTAGCGATTTTAGAGCTAGGTGCTGCAGAGCTTGGCGTACTTGCGGCACTAGATGAATTTGTATCTGCCATACTTTCACCTCCCTTCGTTTCGTTATTCTTCTGAATCATCTAATTCGTCATCAAAAACCGGATCACCAGTACAACGGCACCCGTAATCTTCTCCGGGTAGTAAGTCAGCCGTGTCGTAGTTGTAGATAATGCCTTCACGTGCCACATGACTGGCACGTTCACGCTCGTCCATCATTCCACGCCATTGAAAGTGATTAATTCCAGCTGCTTGGTGCCTAGTACGGGTCATCTGACTGTAGATGGTCCCAGACTGGTCCCGGGCAATGAAAGCGGCGCGATTGCGACTCATCTTGCCTTGGTGACGGATTGCTTCCGCCATCTCACCATAAGACTGCCCCTTTGTGACGCCACGGTAGATAATCTGCTCAATCTTCGTCGCATAATCATCGCGGATACCCTTGATGTAACTGACATTTTCGGCAATCTTACCTTTGACGTAGCCGTCAAGCTGCGCATCCCCTGCGACTGGATTAATTGCCATGATTACCGGCTTACCACTAGGAAGCAACGTTGCATGCTTCACCAACTCGTGAGCCTGAATCTGTGACGACACGTTGGCACGATTGCTAGTACTGATAGCCGACATAAACCGCTCAACCATTTGCTGGGCGTCGGTATCAGTGAACGAACCGAGGATCAATTCTTTTAGCCGTTCGATCAGAGACTCAACCCAGTCGATCATGTCGTCGTTGTAAAGTGAGTCGTTAACGGTTCCCCGGTTGATTACAGGCTTGACCTCCGATTTAAGTAGCAGCAGTGTAGTGCTCTCAACTTGGCCTACAGCCTTACCGACAGTATGTGCGTATGATTTCTCAATTCTTAGTGGATAACGCGTGTGTGGCACTCTCATGGCTAATCACCGCCATGTTCTTTGCGATAAGCCTCAACTACCGCCCGGCGCTCGTCATCACTCATACTGTCCATATCAACGGAACCATCCGGGTCCATGCCACTGGAACCAAAACGTGCCTCTCGAACCTCTTCAGGTCCTTGTACGCCGTTCTGGATGTAAATCTGGTCGGCCTGGGCATTTGCTAAGCGAATCTGCGAATCGGTTTGCGAATCAACCGACCATAGCGGGTTAAATTCGATGGACCAGTTAACGGTGTCGGGGTCTAGCGATCCGCCGCACTCATCACTGGCCCGCATAAGCAATTTGAGCAAATATTCCAGCTGTGGTCGCATCTTGTTTTCTTGGTCTGAAGCAATGCGGCTATAGTAGTTCATCACATCATACTGTGCCCCAGTCAGTGTCCCAGCCTCTTGGCCTTTAAGAACCGACTTAGGCATGCGGGCCGCGCCACTAAGGTATTCCCACAAGAAATCAAGCAAGCTGTCAATGCCACCGACGTTGGTTGATTCTTTGGTCAATTCGTCCTTGTCGCTAATCAACGCGGTGGACTCAGTTCTAAACTTTGACGAAGCAGCCGCCCCGACCTGCAACAGCTTATCGGGGCTCGTGTCGTCAACCGATGGAGACTTGAAGACTTTGAAAACGTAGTCGTAAAGAATCTCACCAACCGAGTAGAGCCCTGTATCCATCGTCATCAAGATGTCGTAAATGGTCTCCAATAGCGAGATACCTTCCGTTTCATCTTCGAACCGCAGTTCTTGTTGGCGAAGCAAACGTGACTTATCTACCTGCTGTACCCCATAATAATTTGACCCTTGCACGTCAGCGGTTCCGTTGTTGATCTGATAACTTAGAGCTTGCCCGTAAGTTGGTGAGAAGACGTCATCATCGAACTTGGTCTCGTTGACCTTCTTGGAGCTAAACGCCGTAATAAATGGGATTCGCAACAGTCTGTCTGGGTTCAAAGGGTCCTCAAGTCCATAATTCCAGCTCTCGGTCGTACTGATAGCAATATACCCCGCTCGGTAAAGCCGTGAGTATCGGTAAAGGTCCTTGAATCGCTTCTGAGCATTCAATTCATTTAATCGTGCCTCATACTTAGCTGCTAGGGCATTGTCGTCCATCTTGATATGCCAGCCGTTACGGGTCATATCCTCAGCGGGAATGTCCACGATGTTTCGGGCCATCGAATTACCCCGATACAGTTGCTCCAACTCGTAGTCACCCAAATGGTGTCCCATCCCCGGCCGCTGCATACGGAAGGGGTCTGGGTGTCGTGTTCCTGCCGTTTGGGCCTGCTTGGTCTGCATAAAGTCCATAATCAACGGGTTACCATCAAGTCCCACAATATCTTTGCTCATTCACTCACCTCCTTGCTTATACAACGCCGAAGCGCTTCTCTAGTGATTCGTATTGAATGATGTACTTTTCTAATCCGTAACGTAACGCGTCGATAAAGTGATTATTGGCGTCGACTGGCTTATTCAGCCAGTTTCCGTCCTTATCACGGTCGAAGACGTAGGTGTTAAATTCCTCGATGGCGTGCACACAACTAGGCAGGATATGAATTCGATAGCCCTGCAAGAAGTTGATCCCATAGTCGATTGAATCAGGGCCTTTAATCGACGCATGCATACGCCGCACGCCTTTAGCCTGTAACTCATCAATCAAACGGGGTTCAGCGCAGTCAGCGCCAATGTCTGATTTCAGATAGTGGTTATCGTCCAACCAATCGAAGATGTCCTGTGTCGTCATGGCCTTCTGATACAGCTCTTTAAAAATCCAGATATCCTTGGTCTCACGATTAATAGCAGCTTCAGCAAAGGTCGTGGGGTCATGAGTGAACCCAAAGTCCATTCCATGCCCCACGCCATCCGACTCCGCTACTACCTTATTGACGTCAAAGTCTTCAACAACCCAGTTTTCAAATACAAGTCCCTCAGCAACTCCCCATTTGCCGTCACAGACAATCTGAGCCCGTCTAGGGTTAGTTCGATACAAGTCTAGGTATCTTTGCCTATCTTGCTTATCAAGCCACTCGTTGACCCTAAAGGTAGTCGTTCGAGCAAAGACATCTGGCTTACGTGTCTCCGGGTCAAAAAACATTGGTTTCAACCAATGCCGTTCCGACCAAGGGTTAAAGGTTAGCGTGATTTGCTTGAAGAACTCCTTCTTCCACTTCTCCCGCTTGATTAACTCGTCAGCCGGAACGTACTGGTGCTCAGCATAGGGATCATCTAAGCTTCCACGGATTGACTCAACGACGGTTTCAAACTTATCGCTGTTCTCTATCTCGTAGGCTTCCTCAAACCAAGCCCAGCTAAGAATTCCCGTATCCACGTCCACTGAGGTGACCTTCAGTGGATCATCTAGTCCACGAAGAATAATCTTCTGGCCGGTAGGTAGGTACGTAATCTCTGGTTTTCCTTCGTTGCATTTGAAAAGGCGACTAACCCCAAGTCGGTTAATCGCCCATTTTAAAACTGTGTAAGTTGAATCGTGATTGGTATTGGAGTACCGACGAACCACCAGCAAGTTTGACCAAGGATACTTCATAATTCGGTAGATGAAGTTTAATGCAGTGGTCCGAGATTTCTTAGAGCCCCGTGACCCCTTGACTACGCGATAGAAATGTTTGTCGTGCCAGAATTCGTTGTACCCCTTGCCAATGAGGTACTTAATCTGTATTTTTGGCGGCTTGGTTGTCATCACCATCTGCATCTCCTCTAATCTCTTCATCATCTTCCGGTACATCATCAACGAATGTCGGCAGTGGTAGGTTATCACGGTCGCTGTCACGCTTAAGCTGGGCAACTTCTGCTTTAGCCTTGTCAACTTGGGCCTCCATCAACGTGATACGCTTGCGCCGGATATCATTTTCATCAGCAATCGCTACGAACTGCTTGATCAAATTGCCCAACGTACCCATTGCCCGGGACTGTGCCGCCATAAAAGTAGCCTGTTTGTCCCATGCATACTGCACGTCGTAGGTTGTCCCCATGCCTGAACCAGAAATCTCATCGCTTAGATCATTGTGATCGTTAACGTACATAATTTGCTGTGCCCTGATAATTGCCGTGTACTGCAGCGTGATGTTTTGCCAGATAATATCTGCCGGCGATTGTTGCTCCACAACCTGCAGAATATCGCTGGTATCATCAGGGAGCCACTTAGCGAATAGACCATGAGTGACCGCATTATGATTATGAGGTGGGGCGGCGCCCCCATGGTTGCCAACTGCGTTCTGGTTTTTTCGCAATGAATCGTAACGCTCCTTTTCAATTGGAGCGTTCCCTTTCAGTTCATCATCCCAGCGGTCAGTGGATTTCCATTTTCGTACTGTTGAAGCGGCGACTCCCAGTTCATCCGCAATGTCTTTTAAAGCCTTTGTTTTACCTGATGCACGCCAAATATTTTTGGCCTCATCCCGCTTCGGTGTTCTTCGTCTTGGCAATCATTTTCACCACCTCCCAATCCGTGTTTGTTTTGTAATTACTATTGGTCTCCATCTGATGATGCTTTTACCTTTTGGGCATCCTTTCCCAATCTTTCTTCAACAGAAAAAGCACCACTCTTTTGCGGGTGATGCTTTGCATACTGCTCTCTGACCCACGGGTCCAAATCGCGTTCAATTTTATGCCCTGTTTTAGACGCATATGAGCCATTTTGCCAATACATGGGTGTTTGGTTGTGTTTTACCATAAGTAGGCCAACCACCCTATCAGAATACCCACAGCAAGCGCCGTAAGTCCCACTATCAAATCTTCAACACTTCGTCGCCACATCGGGCATCCCTCCAAAACGGATAGACATAAGTCTAACCACCAAATTTATGTAACAAAAAAGACCCAGTCGTCCAAACTGAGTCTCTACGAAATCACCTAACCGATGCAGGCGAGACTTCTCAACCGAGAGGAGTCTTCACCTCTTTTCAATTAGATTTTTGACCCAATGTTAAGCAAGATTTGTTTAGGGCCAATGTACTGGCAGGGATTCGCACCCTGCATAGCCTTAGTGTGCCATGGCTGGATTCTAACCAGTAACCTCACGCTTATCAGGCGTGCGCTCTTCGATTGAGCTTACATGTCCGGCCTTGACTCATGAAGGTAGGAATTTCAGTTCTTACCCTCATGAGTCAATGCGTCTACCTATTCCGCCACAGTACGTGATGGGCGCTATAGCCTTGGATGAACGGGAGAGTCCATCTCCTTTAAGTTATTGCGTCCAATGGACCATGTAGGATTCGAACCTACGACCGAACGGTTATGAGCCATCTACTCTAGCCGACTGAGTTAAAGGTCCCTACTGACCGGTTATGCAGGCCGGTCAATTTTATGAAGGAGTTTGGCGAGCTAGAATAGTGTTTAAATTGAGCTATGCGTGTTAGATGAGGCGGGGTGACCTCCCTACATCTTTCGATACTACTAATTTACACCCCGAATCCATGTATAATCCGGAGTGAACCCGGAACTTTCCCGGAATTTTATCGAAAAAAACACGGAGTAATTAATCAAAGCTAAATTCTGCACGTTTCTCTGGCTCATACTTTTGTGGCTTTTTAACGATTAAGTCCTCAACAGCGTCAGGATAGACTTCTGCGAAAGCAAGCTGGCCCTCATGTAGATACTTGTCGAATGTCTTATCTGAGATATGATCCATACAGGCCATGCACTTTACCTTTGAATATCGCTTAATGTACAAGAAATACAGTGCCTGTGAATAGCGGTCAGTCTGCTCGTCAATGCCAATCGCCTTAATAACGTTGACTACCAGATTAGCCATAAATTCGGCGTTAAGCTTGTTTACATGCTTCTCATCAACGTGGTTTTCGAAGCTGGGACTTTGTGGCATGCCGTCCATTGCAGGACTCTGCAAGTTGAAACGCGCGCGCCGTGCCCGCAATTTCCACTTCCAATAATCTTTTAGCACTGACTCAGCTTTTTCAATCGTCTTATCCTCATCCACATTCTTAAAGATGCTTTCCATAGCGCTTGCCACCCCTTGGTTATGCTATAATTAGTTGTTGACCATTGAGTAAGCATAATTTGGGTAAGGGCTGCTGGCGGGCGGCCCTTTTTGCTGTCTAAATATTTTGTGATTGCTTTTCCAGCTCTAACCCATGCTCATAAACTGCATGGTTGAGTGCCACATCTACTGACTTGGCCTTTTGTACGTACTGATCAACGTTTGTGACACGCCCATCACCGCGTTTCATCATATCCTTAGCGACTGCCTGCAAGGCTTGCGGCAATGAGTTGTAATAGCCTAACGCACGCTCACTGAGAACCTCGCCGGCCTTTGTCATAACGGTCTTAGGCGTTCCATCATCGCTTAATTTAGCATAAGAATTTCAACTAATAAAGTGTCAAGTTGAACCGGCCGTGTAGACAATACAACATACCCTGGCATCTGCTTATAATCAGTAATGAAAGTAACTGAGACCGATGCGCTTCTTCCTGTATACTCGCCATTAGACCACTCTCGAAGCCACAGCATATCGTTAACTTCAAAGTTACGATCGTTCTTACGGATTTCGAAATTCTTTAGTCCATTAAGCTGAGCTTCCATGAATTCTGGGGCAATTTTTAATTCTTGAACTTTAGCCATAAAATCACATCCTTATTTGAAGATCTTTGTTCATCTAACGTAATTTGAGTATTTGTATACCCATGACAAATCAAATGACGTAATACCTCATTTGCTGGTGTGTGTTCGTAATCATTAATTCGATTAGCCTCCGCATTAATCTTCTCAGTAACCTTTTCAGGCCAATTACTTGGCTTTCCATAATTATCTTCAGCGTCATTAATTAATCCCATTAGTTTTGAATTGCTCGCCATTTTAGTCAATCCTCTTTCCATTATTCACCTGAGAGTGTACCTTCGACCCTAAACCTTTCCATCAGCTTTAGCTCGCAATTGGCTCATCGCACTAGAATCTGGGGCCAATAAAGTATTAATAATGAGGCTCTTTTAAATTATTTGGCCTCTTCGCTCCCGTCTCAGTAACTGTAACTTCAATTCTCGGATCGTCTGAGTAGTACTTACTGGCCGTTAAATCAACAATGCAGTTGTCATCCTCCCAGATAACGCCTGTGAGCGCGTCTTCAATGAGCTTGACGTAATTGGACGTGTCTGGTTTAACTATTGGCCGATGAACGTTCTGGGCCCGCCTAGCATGTTCAATGTTACTGACACTGGTCTGTATTGGCCGATAAATTGCTATATGAACCACTAGTGGTTTCCGGCCAATTAAATCACCGTGATACTGTTTGCTAGCTTCTAATGACACGTACTGCTTATACGCCCGACTTTTCAACGGATCATACGCATGTCCGCTACGATTAAAACGTGGCCGCGCTGCTGGTACTGGTTCACCATATACGACTAACTCAATCACCGGCGACACCTGCCAATGGCAATTCTGTCTGCTGAATCAACATTTTGGTAGCAGTGCTTGGCCGCCAGTCATCGATGTACTTCATAGCTTTGTCGAAGTCCTTGGCCTTAATCTGGATTCGTGCACGGACGCCACAAACTTGATTTAGTCCGCCATTGATATCTTTATACAGTGCCGACCGTTGCTCCTTGGTCAACTGCAGATGACGGTCACGAACGTAGAAATTGACTGCCCTAGATACGCCACGGCTGACTGTCGTATAGTCGCCAGTCTCTAGTCGGCGGTTCTCCTCGAAGTCGTCCATGCGTTCCTCAACGTGGTCTAGCCGATGATTGGCGCGGCTCCCAGTCTCAATCAACAAGTCAATTTTCTGTTCTGGCGTCATAACCAGTTCGGCTTGCTTGGCTCGCTTCTCCATCGAAATAAAGTACTCGCGGGCTTGCTTGCCCTTTGGTGTTCTCTGAATCATTGACACTTCTTTCGCCATGTCTAAAGCCATTGCATATTCAATGCGAGGCCGACCACCACGGCTTTTCCCCGAAAGTGGGGAAAAGTCCTTACCTTCGACAAACCCGTAATCAGTCATGTCTTTAAACCAAGTTGAGAAGTCTTTCCCAACCTCCAAAAAGTCATGCAATCCTCGAGCATCAACTGCAACGCTATCGCTATCACTGCCCATAATTAATTCTTGTAAATTTTTCATGTTGTAGCCTCCTAATCTGTTAGTTTAAAAATCGGTATATCAGGAACGTCACCGTCTCCTGATGGAACGGTGGTTCTGTTTTTCTCATAGTTCAAGGCATCAGAGACTGTCGTAATATCGTTTTTCACCCAGCAATTAATCACTTTTTCAAGATATTTAGGCACACCAGCCGGGCTAACGTTATTCTTAGCAAGATATTCAAGGCTGTGGGTCAATAGATCATCTCCCACTTCTTGCCGGTAAAGTTTAAGCTGAGAGGTCATATCCTTGTTCGGGGTCGGCCAATGACTCACGTACGTGCGCGTTGACTTAAATTGATTAAATCCATCCCTACTAGAACCTAATGAACTAGTCTTGTCTTTGTCTACGTCTGAGTCTATGTCTAGATAAGGTGAAGTTTCTGGTGAAGAACTTGGTGAAGAAACTGGTGAAGAACTTAGTCCTGTTTCTAGTTCATTTATAGGACTAGAGGCATTACTTGGTGAAGAAACTGGTTCACCTTTAGGACTAGAAGTTTCATCAAAAGGTGTGATGACATAAATTCCTGCCCTAGTACGGCCTCGTGATTTATAAGAAATTCGCTTGGCTTGAATCAAAATGTTGCGATTACTGATAAGGGTGTTTTTGGACGCTATGCCCGTTCGAGCCATTAGTACCGAATTAGGTATGGACAATTCCTTTTTCCAACCGCTCTCGTTAGCGATCATCATAAGATGGAACCACAAAACTTGAGCATTGGGTTTCAAGGGATTAGTTTCGAGAAAATTGCGGAACGCTTTTAGCTCAACAAACAAATTCAAACCAGCACCCCCTAACTATCTAGTAAGTCATCAACGCTGATGATGTTTTCCAACTGCTTATGTTCACGGCAGTAAGCACAGTTACCACATGGAACAGGGGCCTGCACACCAGCAATGACATCCTCAAAATGGGGTAGCTGCTCGTCTATTCGTTGCAAGGCATCCTCCATATACTCATGAGGAATCGTGATAACCGCCTTATCCGGCGGACTTTGCTTTGTTACTGCAACAATGTAGGGTTCACACTCGATTCCGTACTGCTGCTTGACTAGCTCGCGATAGACGGCCATTTGAAGCTGGTAGTCATATTTCAGAACGAATGGTACCCACCGGTGACTACGGCTATCCCAAAACCGCTTAGACAATTCCTGCGTTGTCTTTAGATCGATGAAATACCCACGATCTAAGTTCAAACAGTCCAATTTGCCCATCCATTTAACGCCAGAAATTACGCCAGTAACGATTGATTCCTTTTCACCTTGATATAACTGCGTGAACGTCTTGTCGTTTTTGAGCGAGTCAATCATGATGTCGGCCTGCTTGTACTCACTTTTTAGCTGGCCTTTAGTCTTACCACGACTGGATAACATCACTTCCTTGTTGGCATCTAAGAACCGTTCGTGGGCCTCCGACGACTCGAAATAGCTGTGCAGGTCATTACCAACCAATAAAGCGGTCTTATCCTCATCAGGTGCCCACTCGCCTCTCAATTCAGCTAATGCCTCTGCCTCACAGGCAACGAACTTCTTAAACCAAGTTGGGCTCATGAAGTTTTTATTGGCTTCTTGACCGTAGTAATTGTCAGAACTTAGAATAAACGTCTGGTGGGAAGAGTTCACCCTGTCCTTCTTCGGTGCTGCTTGCATCGTCACCATCCCCCTTATGATTTTCAGATTCTTCAAGGCCATCCAAAATATTGTTGACAGTGTCCTTGTCTTGCTTATCACCCGGCTTCATATTTTCAATGGAGCGAATATCGTCAGAGCTACTTTCGTCCGTATTTGTATCAACCGGTTCTTCTTGTTCTGCTGGTTCATCTGTTTCTGCTTGTTCAACGGGTTCAGGAGGCGTTGGTTCCTCTGTGTCCGCATTACCGATCAAATCAGTAACCTTCTTAGGCGTCACATCTTTGGCTGTTTGATCCTCGTCATACTCGTTGGAAGTAGTATTATTGATGGCTCCAACGACCAAATCTGAATCATCAGAAGTATTTAAAATGTTCTTAGCGGCCCGGTTAAGAACCGTCCGTTTGGCCATCTCGTCACTGAATTTATTTTGGACAGCTCCTTTAGACCGTGTCTGTGACCAACTGTTTTGAATTTGCTTGAAGGTCATTACAGTGTACTGGTGAGTCCCATCGGCCATCTTAATGACCGCATACACGTACTTAATTTGACCATCAAGGCCTTCTAATGTTGGCTTCCACTTGGTGACCATTAATCGATCATCTTCCGCGGAAATCTCAAAGTCATCACCATCGTGAACCACATTAGCCCAGCAATCGTCAACCTCCGACAGCCGCTTTAGTGCGGCCTGCGTCCCAAAATAGGAACGCTGCATTTGGACCTTATTTCCATACTTGATAAAATAAACTTGCGTTTTTGCAGGCGTTAATCCTTGAACAACCATGTCCATCAAAGCATTAGCGATAGATGTCTTCGTTTCAGGAACGTGTGCCGCAATCTGAATCAGATCACCATCATTGCTACTCTTCAAAGCAAAGAATGCGGACTTGAGAGCATTTCCAACAGCATAGTTGGCTGGCAGCTTCAAGCCATTCTCCTGATTCATCATTTGATTAATTTGGTTCTGAACACCCGCGTCTAGTGAACGTTGGGTTTCTGCAACTTCGTTTGTAGCCATTTATTCTTCCTCCTCCAAATTGGGTGACCAAGCAACAAGCTCGTCGCTGATGCTGTATAGCCGATCAATCTCATCATTGCTAAGTCGATCATTCTCGGCCAACAATTGAACTTCCTTGAACAGATCAGATTTAATGTCATCTAGTTCAGCTAAATTAGTAGCAACCACTGCTTTAGGCTGGAAACGACTGCTTGTGTGTACCTTGACTACGTCCATGAGATCACCTCCGCGCCTTTAAAATCTTCCAAGATAGCTGCCAGATGGTCATAGTCCCAATCAATCTGGGCTCCGTAATCCTCGCCCTCAGCATCTAAAAAGTCGTGCATTGAAGCTTCATCGGTCGGCACATATCGGCCTTCTGCTTCCCAATAAGTTTCACCAGAAATCATGGGGTTGCCATTGGTATCTTTGGTCATGAATCCCGTTTCAGGCTGTGATTCCAGCCGATTCATGTACCGGACAAAATCGAATGTTGCATGATCTGGCACGTTCATCGCCATTGCAACCACCGCCCGTCTGGAGTAGAATTAAGGTTATAGAAATAGGATAAATGTAATTTATCTTTGAGTTCTGAGCTGCTACTCAGAGCTCTTTTTTTATGCCAAAATGTCATTTTTTGTCCTCCAATCCGAAGAAATCCATTGCCCATGCTTTCCAGCCGCCCATGTCGTGGACGCTCTCAGAAAGCTTGAATCCTAGAAACATTGCCCCAGAGATCAATCCGAACCATGACACACATTCACCAACATAGTGATAAAACAAGTCCATCTTTATCCCTCCTAAATTTTGTATTCTTTACCATACTTTTCCTTCCACTCGATGATTGCTTTCTCAGAAAATACTATCCGACTGCCTTTTCGCATTCTTGGAAGGTCTGTCTGGGCCAAGTAGAAGTCATTGAACGTGTTCGGTGAACACGGGATATAGTCGGTATAAACGTCTTTCTTAGTGAGCGTTTTATCCTTTTTTTCCTGTTCCTCTGCCTGTTTCTTAAGCTCTGGCAACACCTTTTCAATTAAACGATCCACAATCTTATCCACAAATTGATCTTCACTGATACCAGAGATTTGCATGATGTCACCCCCCATATTGTTTGTTGTACGCATCGATGAATGGTTGCGGGTCCTTATCACTTTCTTCACAGATTTTTGCAAATAACGCTTGCTTTGCCCCGATGTCTTCCAACAACTCCTTGGGAAACATCTCAATTAACTGTGTCTGCCGAGCAGTCCGACTGATCGGTTTAGTAGTTAAAGCATCCAGATATTCTGCCTGTATTTCTTCACGTTCTCGTGATTCTTTTTCTTCTTGGCACAGCAGTCCCAGCAAGTCTCCGGTTCGTCGCCGATCAAACATGAACGACGGTAAACCAAAGTCAATTCGTGCTGCCGACCAGCTGACCAAGATATCCTTGACCCAATGCACCAACCGAACTCTTGTTGCTAAGCTAGAAAATTTTGAACCATTAAGTAACTTGCTGAGTTGGCTATCAGACATAAACAACGCCTTTGCCATATCTTTTTGATGCAATTCAGGGTGTTTTGTAAAGAATTCACGGATTCGGCCAACTAGCGGCTTATCAAACGCAACTTCTTGCATTAAACATCACTCCCCATAACGGAAAACATATCGCAATTTTTTCTTCGATAGTTTGATACGATTAGACTATTGAATGGCCATTGCGTCGTTAAGCTGTGTTTCTTCGGCGTCACATTCAAGAACAAACACGCTCTTGATGAACTCGTCGCCATGAACCTTACGCAATAACTCCAATTGTTTAACTGACCAACGGCTATTCATTGCGACCTGTTCGATTGTTTCCTCAATTGATAAATCCATAGTGTTTCCTCCTAAAATTTAGTTTGATGAGCAGTGTCCAATCACAAGAATTAGTAATCCTGCTGCTAGAACTTGGAGCATAGTGTCACCCCCGTTCTTTGAAACGTTAATATTAGCCACCTCTTTTGGTACAATTAGTGCGTAAGGAGGTGATAATCATGGAAAAAGCAGAATTTGAAGAGCGCTTCAACAAAATTGTTGAAACTGCCTTGGACGACCAGAATACTGAAAAGTTTGTATCAACAATTGGAGATTCCGTAAGCGAAATCATTAACAATAATTCGGATAGTAATCTCATAGCATCAAAGATCGCCACTAAAGTTAGCAGCAGCTTTCAAGTATCCACTCTTCGAGCAGTTCATAACCTTCTAGAAGAGTTCTTAGTTGACGACACATCAGCTAAGTAATTCTTTCTCTACGCTTCTCATGCTTTGCCGGATGTCATTTTTGACTATTTTGGACAATTCTTCCGATGACAATGGCGTTTCGTGACGCTCTTGGTTACTAGCGATAATCTTGAGCGTTTTGTTTAAACTACGAAGTTCTGTAAGAACTGCGCTTTCGAACTCTTCTTTCTTCATCAGCTCACCTCCTCAGGCTACCGATATCACTCACCTTCTCTGGTACAATTGATACTTGAAGGAGGTGATAAATTATGAAACTTAATCATGAATGTGTCAGAGATTTGCTCTTACTATTAGAACTCGTTCCTTATGACGGTGGCTCGGAATCGGACTTGCAGCAAGTAATTGAATCCTCTAATATCTCTGATCTTTTTGACCTAGATACGTTTTACTATACTTTTATCGAACTGATAGATGGTGGCTTCGTTGATGGCAGAAAGTATCAACAGATGCCTGATGCTTATGCCTTTACGAAGATTACGTACAAAGGTCATGAATTTCTCGACAATATCCGAGATAACACGAATTGGGAGGAAACTAAATCTACAATTGCTTCTAAGATGGGTTCTGCTTCATTAAACATTTTTAGCTCAGTTGCAGCTAAGCTAATTGAAAACAAATTCGGTCTTTAGCTTTTTAATTTAATTTCTACACCGTCCACTAGTGCAAACAGATTATCCTTTGCTAGTGGATATTTTTGTTCAATTCGTTTCATCTCACTATCAGTAAAGGTAACTGCGGCAAACAAATTATCATCAACAGAGACATTTACCAAGTGATTAAAACCACCTGACTTGTAAAAATGAATCACTTCATGCTTTTTCATCAGCTCACCTCCTCAGATTTACTCGTTTTAGTAGTCGTCCTCTTTATGAGACAATTAGGTATTATCAAAAGGGAGCGATTACTATCGAAATTCTTTATAAAAAGGCACGCATTGTCTTGCACCTTTGCCACAAAACGATGCTTGGCGCCGACATAATTAACATTCAGGAACTTAGGTCCTTTGCTTATTCCGATCCGATCATTTTTAAAATAAATCGAATTTCATATCAAGACTTTAACAGCGCTCTTGAATACTTAGTTCACAATAATTACATCGAAATTAATAAGGCTCAACGATACGTTTTGACAGAACATGGTCTGCATTACTTTGAAAACCAATTCGAATTTCGCAAACAAACCTTCTACAAAAGTGTCATATTGCCCATTATTGTGTCGATAGCCATAAACACGCCAAACTGGTGGCCGTGGCTAACAAAACTGGTAACCAAACGTTAGCGAATCGCTGATGTTGATTTAAAAAAATCATTACGGAATCGATTAAGCCGAACGACTCCCCAGTTTTCTTTTCTTTCATCAGCTCACCTCCTCAGGTTCAGTAGAGTTTGTTTCACTTTTGCGCCCATCAAGTGCAAAAAAAAGATCTGCTATTTCAGCACCGACGCCCTTAGAAATTTTCTTTGCTATTACTGGTGAAGGATCCACTTCTTGATTAAGAACCAATGATAAATACCCACTAGTAACGTTGATATGACGCGAAAATCCATTTTGAGAATAACCGCTAAGTGCAATACGCTCGCGGAGACTATCAGGACTAATTAATCGCATCTTCATCAATACCACCTCCTTGATTACATATCTAATATACATCTCTTGTTTCACTTTTGCAACCATATATTGCTATTTTTGTTTTACTTTTGATATTATTTTGTTTCTCTTTTGTTATACTAATGTCGTAGAAAGGCTGTGAAATCAATGACAGTAGATAAAACAAAATTTGGTTCTCAGCTGAAAAAGCTGAGAAACGAAAAAGGATTCACAATTCGACAAGCTGCACTTCAAGCTAACCTCTCGAACTCCTTCTGGTCTCAGGTAGAGAATGGGAAAAGAAATATCCCTAAACCCATTACACTTGAGAAAATGGCAAAGGGGTTGCGCGTTTCTAAAGAGCAAATATTTGTCATGGCAGGAATAAATAACAGCGACCTTGCCACTAAAGAAACTGACAAGCCAGAATACGTCGACCTTAAGGACCAAATCAACGATAAAAAGAAAATTATGACCTTTGAAGGTCGAATTATACCTGATGAAGACTTAAAGTATATGGAGCGCTTGCTCAGGGGTGGGAAGAAGGACTAGCTGTATGGACGTAATTATCGTCAATCTTATGAAATACGCATACGATCATAAAATAACCGTAATTTTGACCAGCCATTTTGACAGCCATACTCCTTCTGCATCTCGCCCTGATACTAAAACAATTGTTGTTAATACGAATTGGCATGAGGAAAAAGAAATACCATTCCAAATGGCTCACGAAATAGGACACGTCGTTAATGGCGATGAAGGAACACTCTACTATTCTAGCTTCTCAAACAAGTCAAAGTATGAACGTGCGGCGAACATGACTGGATTAGACATTCTAATTCCTATTTATGTTGATGTTACTGGATATACCTTCAATAATGTATCCCCATTTATGGAACAATTTGGCATACCTAGCTATCTACTAAATGCTGTAATTTCACGATTTAAAAAGTGTATCAATAACTAGAAGAAACGTATTGATTAGATTTTAATGCGTTAGAGACTAATATTTCCGTCCACACCCGATGACGTTAAAAGCTGTACATATTTCAGGAGGAAAGCATGAAAAAACATATTTTCGCATTCATTGGATTACTAACACTATCCACAGGATTTGCGCTTGGATTCACAGACTCAAATGCCAGTGCTAAGGCCGTAAAAGTCCCTTCATCACTGAGGGGAACTTGGTATCATTATGACCCATTTTATGACAGCTATGAAAAATTAACTGCTACTACTTATCATTTTAAAATTTCCGGAATAAATGGAACCAGCAGCTACTCAGGAGTAAAGTTCCCCTCCTATGCAAATGGACACGCCGATATGTATGTGTCAAAAACACCAAAGGGGTATTACAGAATCGGTAAATACGGAACTGATGATGAGGGTATGTGGAAACGCGTTAACCATAAAGGTCATCCTGCTATTAAACAACCGTGGCATGAAATACCAGATACCGGAACGTATGTGGACTACTGGTATAAGACAAAGGCAATTGCCAAACACCCCTCTGTGAAATACAAGGCTTCAAAATTCAACGGATACTATTACGACAAATATACACCGGCATACTTACAAGCAGACGAAGGCCCTCAGAAACTTTACACATCAGCCAGTGATGCCAACAGTAAGTCTGGACACTACATCACGGTAAAAAGTATCTATAAAAAGTATTATGCAAAGTGGGATAGTGAAAGCAACGATGTCATAAGAATTCGAGTGAACGGAAAAACCTATTATCAAAAGGACAACTCTGGTTTTCAATCATTCAACTCATGGAAAGACGGTAATCGTATTAGCTCACCGTACAGTCCTACATCAAGATCAAAAATCGTTATGCGTCATGGAGACAAATATTCAAAATCTAAGTACTGGGATAAAGTAGAACATTATAAAACAGGAGTTCTAATTCTTAAAAGTTGGAAATTTACTAATAGCGGCTGGGTTAAAGATAGATAACATAGCTTCTGTCCGGTGACTCCCCTCGGTTCGATTCCGGGGAGAAATATAGAATAAATTAAAGGAGGTGGCACAATGGAGAATGATGAATATCAAAAAATACATGATTACCCTAAAACTGTCAACCGAAATAAAATTTACTGTGCTCCGCAGGGAGCGCAAAAGATTATCAAAGGTCATGCCACCTTTGATCCAGATAAAGAGTTCAGAGTCATACAGGTACGCAAGGGACATATCCGAAAGAATGACCTTTCCTACGTACTGATGTATAAAAGCATCATGATACGTATTGATCTCATTGGTGCGACTCATGAGGGTATCCCCACACCTCACGTTCATATCTTTGATGAAGAACATAACGATGGACTTGATGCAATTCCACTGTCAGATATCGAAAATTACAATCAAACTTCCGATATCATTGAGTCTTTGGCTACCTTTTTAAAATATAATAATTTTGAGCTTAGTGATTTATCTATTTCTCTATCAACTGTATAATGGCCACTATAATTAAGTAAACGGAGGTGAAATTACATGAATACCAATAAAATGCTCGATGATTATGCCACATGGCTTAGAAATCAATATAAAATCAAAACTATCGACGAATCCGATGAAATTACTACTCCATTTGAAAATATGATCGGTGACAATATGAGAATATACGTAACACCATTATCATCCGATCGGATAAGAATAAGCGATGACGGTACCATCTTTGAGGATCTATTTTTATATGGTATTGATGTAACTTCATACGCAAGAAAACGGATTATTGATAAAATAAAAGAAAGATATGGTATAGATCAGATTGATGATATTCTTTCGATTAGTGGCAAAGTTTCTAACTTTCCTGCAATGAAACAGAATCTAATTTCAGCAATGATTCAAATAAATGATCTGTCCAATACTAAAAAATCCAATGTTGAAAGTCTATTTTATGAAGAAATATACACGTACTTCAGAGAAAATGATTTTGGTGGCCTGTCTGGTTGGCCGGCAGAAGGTAAAAGTGGCGTTTCATATTCAATAGATTACACTATTCCTGAAAAAAAGGATCGGCCCCAACGAATGATTGACTTTCAACAAAAAATATCAATAAATGAAGTTATGATTAATGCTTATAAATTTACAGATATTCTAAGTGGTACAGCTAACAAACTGAATAACACCCCAACTTATTCAATTATTTTCAACAGTAATGTTGGTAATGTGTCAGATAAAGCACAAAAGATTGCAGATGAAGCACGTATAAATCTATTGCCTTGGGATAATAAAAAAAAGCTTCTCGAATTACGATAACAAATACAGCCCTTAATTGGGCTTTTATTTAGAAAACGAATTTACAATTATCCGAACCCTTAGCTCAACAGGATAGAGCAATAGTTTCCTAAACTGTAGGTTGCGAGTTCGATTCTCGCAGGGTTCATTGGACCTTTAGCTCAGTTGGTTAGAGCAGACGGCTCATAACCGTCCGGTCGTTGGTTCAAGTCCAACAAGGTCCATAGCAATACAAAAAAGTCCCTATCCGGGATTTTCTTTTTTGCCATCAAAAGAACGTACGTTTGGAAAAGTCAAGCTAACTAATTTCCATTAGGAGGAATCGACATGGCAATTAAGCGATATGCAATGAAAAAACATCCCAATATTTACTGGTACGAAACTAAGCGAGGTAAGCGATACAGTGTGCGCAAGCAGTACAGAAACGCCATGGGCAAAGATGACTGGTACTCAACAAGTGGTTTTTTAAACTGGCAAGATGCTGAACAGGATTTACGAAAATTTGAAACCCGTCTGTTCGATGGCTCAATTGCGACTGCTGAGCGTAAACAAATTTCACTCAACAATTATTTTGACCAAATGGCTGAACGCAAAATACGTATGGGTGTCTGGAAGAATTCAACAGCCAGCACGAATAAGACCTACTATAATACCCATTTTCGCAAATCATTTGGCTCTCAAAAAATCCAAAAGATCACTCGTCCACAGTATCAGCACTTCATAGATGAGCTTGTGCTAAGTGGCAGCTACACGAAAAGCACGCTTCATCGTGTCGATTCCCTAATGCAGCAAACTATGAATGACGCTGAAATTAATGACGTCATCACAAAAAATAAGTTGCGACATATAGTTATCACTGGTGGCAAACCGGCCAAAAGCCAAGACCTAACCAAAAGTGATTTTGACTTGTTCATGAAGACCGCAAAGGAACAACTTAATAAATACGAATACGCATTCATTAAACTGATGACATTGGGTCAACGTCGAGGCGAGATGATGGGTCTGCGCACCAAATCGTCTTTCACTTTCCAACGTGATGAAGTCAACAAAAAAGATATTTGTGGCATTAAATTTTATGTAGCCCGAACTGCCAATGAGCCGACAGGTACCGGGTTAAAAACAGAATCATCTTACCGGACTATCTGGGTTGCCGGTGAATATGTTGATCTCATAAAATACGCAATCTTATATTCCAACAGAATTCTTGAAGACCACAATATAGAGGCCCCGGAAGACCATTTTTTGTGGTTGAATCCTAAAACTGGAAAACCATATCACGTACAGTATACAAATACCATGATGAGAAGAGTGTCCCAAAAATCAGGGATCACAATACATCCTCACCTACTAAGACATTACTTTGCGACGAAGGCACGAACAGAAAAACTACCCGAAACTGACGTCATGCATTGGCTTGGTCACGCAAGCATCACTATGACCGATTCTTATACACGAGAGACCCCAGAGGGTGCCATGGGCGTATTTAAGGGGATTTCAAAGGATATCTAA